TCCCGAGGGTATTGGCGTCCGATTCGGAGCGGGCGTATTCGTAGTAGATACGGCCTCGGGCGTCACGATCCACCGTCATGCGGTCAGGCATGAGCGGATAGAGCGCGATGACCTCGCCGCGCCCGTTTCGGATGATTTGCGCGTAGGCATTGCCCCAAAGCAGCAGGTGTGTCATGAGCGTTTCCCTGAAAGAGAAAGAGGACATTTCCGGGTTTGGTTCGTCGTGGAGCAACCAGTACAGCGGATGGTTGACGGCCTTTTCCTTGCCGCCAGCATCGTTGTACTGGTAGAAATGCAGCGGCAGGGACGCTATGGACTCCGCCAAAATGCGGACGCAGGCGTATACCGCCGACATCTGCATGGCCGAGCGTTCGTTGACCGCCTTGCCCGCCACGGTAGAGCCGAACACGAAAGAATAGCCGCTGCCGTTCAGGCTGTCCGCAGGCTTGTCCCGCGCTTTGAACAGCTTTGAAAATACGCTCATGAAAAATCCTCCAATCTATGCTGCGAGGTTGACATGGTAAAGAAATTCGGGTATAATTTTGTTATGAAGGGAGGGATTCGATGCCTACGATCAAATCCAGCGCAGATCTGCGCAACGGTTACAATGAGATTTCCAACTTCTGCCACGCTTATGCGGAGCCGGTGTTTATCACAAAAAACGGCAAAGGCGACCTCGCTGTCATGAGCATTGAGGTGTATGAGCAGCTTATGGGACGCTTTGAGCTGTACGGGAAATTGCAGGAGGGCTTGAATGATGTGAGCCGTGGCAATACCCGTCCGTTTACAGAGGCCATGAGCGATATAAGGAGCCGCAGAAGAAGATGAATTACGAAATTCATATCACCGGCGCAGCTGAGAATGATCTGAATGAAGCGGTGGACTATATTGACCAAGCGCTCATGAATCCCGATGCCGCTGACCGCCTGCTGGATTTGGCAACGGAGAAGATTTCTTCGCTGACGCAATATCCAGAGCGCAATGTGCTGGTGGACGACCCGGTGCTCAAGGCGTGGGGCATTCGCTTCGTTCAGGTAAACAACTATCTGGCGTTCTATACCTTATCCGAAGAAGAAAAACGGGTGTACATCGTGCGCTTTCTGTATGGAAAGCGAAATTGGGTCAGCATACTCAAACAAGGAATCATCTTGGAGTAATTCCTCCGCCTGCTCGAAAGGGCAGGCTTTTTATATGAACAGCAACCCGCGCTCGTCATACACAGAAGCGCCGTCGCCCTCATGCCGGATCGCACGATCCAGAGCCATGATGGTTGCGACAGCGCCGTCTATTTTCTCGGTGGATTTTTCTTTGTCGGCCTTGATATTGCCAGCCGGGTCGGAGCGGATGGTCACGTTGTCCACCATCCAGCGAAGAACAGGATGGCCGCCGTGGGCGATTTTGCCCTCCAGCACCAGCTTCATCAATTCCTTCGTCGGCGGGGACATATCCTTATAGCCCTGCCCGAAGGGAACGACGGTGAAGCCGAGGCCCTCAAGGTTCTGCGTCATCTGAACCGCGCCCCAGCGGTCAAAGGCAATCTCCCGGATGTTGTATTTCGTACCCAGCTCCTCAATGAATTCCTCAATATAGCCGTAGTGAATCACATTGCCCTCGGTGGTGAATACGAGGCCCTGCTTGGCCCACACATCATACGGCACATGGTCACGCCGGACACGCAGCCCGATAGATTCCTCCGGGAGCCAGAAGAACGGCAGGATTTCATACTTGCCGTCATCGTCGCCGGGCGTCGGCGGGAACACCAGCACAAAGGCCGTGATGTCGGTGGTGCTGGAAAGGTCGAGGCCGCCGTAGCATACCCGCCCGCGCAGGCGTTCGGGATCAACGGCAAAAGCGCAGGCGTCCCACTTGTCCATGGGCATCCAGCGGGTGTTGGAGCTTGTCCATTGGCACAGATGGAATTGCCGAAACTGCATTTCCTCGGCGGGGTTTTGCTTCGCGCTCTCGCAGGCGGCCCGGTAATAATCCACGTCCACGGTCTTGCCCAGAGACGGGTTGACCGCCTTCCAGACCTCCGGGTCTGTCCAATCCGCCTCCATGGGTGTGGAATAGACCACCGGGTAAAAGGTCGGGTCGGTCTTGCGGCCCTCCAGAATGTCCATCGCCTTGGCGTGTACCTCGTAGCAAATGGAGTTCTTGTCGCTGCCAGCGGTAGTGATAACGAAATTCAAGGGCTGCTTTCGGGCCGCGCCAGAGCCCTTGGTCATTACGTCGTAGAGCTTGCGGTTTTGCTGGCCCAGCAGCTCGTCGAAAATGCAGGCGTGGACGTTGTAGCCATACTTGGAGGCGACTTCCGAGGAGAGAGCCTGATAGATGGAACGGGTCGGCAGATACACAAGGCGCTTCTGGCTCTCCACGATCTTGATGCGCTTGAGGAGGGCCGGGCATTGAAGCACCATGTCCTTGGCGACGTCGAATACGATGCTGGCCTGCTGGCGGTCATTGGCGCAGCCGTAGATTTCCGCGCCTTCCTCGCCGTCGCCCGCGAGCATATACAGCGCGATGGCGGCGGCCAGCTCCGACTTGCCTGCCTTCTTGCAGATTTCAACGAAGGCGGTGGTAAACTGCCGGTAGCCGTTGGCCTTAATGGTGCCGAAGATGTCGCGCACAATTTTCTCCTGCCAGTCGAACAGCAGGAAGGGTTGGCCCGCCCACACGCCCTTGGTATGTTTGAGGGATTGGATGAAATTGACCGCGTGATCCGCCCGCTCCTTATCGTAATGGGACGTGGGCAGCATGAAGGGCGACGGCGTGTATTTCTTACTTCTTGCCATGTCTGCGCCCTCCGGGGAAGTTCAGCCGGGCGTATTCCTTGAACAGCAGCTTGGCGACACAATCCCTTGTGCGGGCGGCCATGGCGGCGTCCGGGAACAGGCCGAGGTGATGCTTGCGGCCATGGTGATGGATGTACGCCTCGAAGCAGCCCTGCCCGCGCACATACGACACGCCGATATAGCCGCTGGTGTTGGTGCGGCGGCGGCCCTGATTGAAGGCGTTCTGCTGATGGGTACACAGGCGGAGGTTGCTGCGGCGATTGTCCAGCTTATTGCCGTTGATATGATCGACCTCGTAACCCTCCGCATCCGGGAACAGAAGCCGGTGCAGCACTTTGGTTTTACCGTTAATGTGGGTGGCCGGATAGCCACGCTTGCCGAGGTGCCATGTATGCGCCCGGATCAGCGGCAGGTCGATTTCGTCAAACAAAAAATCGCCTTCCCGCGCAAAGGAGGCGACGCCGTAGCCATATTTGGTCATGTGAATCGGATTTCCCAAGGGTGTCCTCCTTCCGTGGGTATAAGAAAAGGCCCCTTTCGGAGCCTTGAAGATATGTTTCAGCTTACGATTCATACAGCGTTGTCCGGCCATAGGTGATCCGCACGATCTCCTGCGGCGAGTAATCCGCATGACGCCCGAACCGCTGTTCATATACGCGCCGGTCTGCGGCGGCGATGTCCCATGAGTTATAGGTGCTGATGCAATCCCTGCGCAGGCAGGACGCTTCTGTTTTGAAGCTGAATTCCTCGCCCTGCTTGCGAATGGTCACGTTGACGGTCTTTGCGCTGGAGGCATTCATGGCCGCCATGATGCGCCGGACAATATGGACGGGGTTTTCGGGATGGTCGATCAGCTCCTGAAAGCCCTCCGCCAGCTCGTCGTTTTCAAGGAATTGCAGGAGCATTTCTTCCTGCGCCTCCGCCCAATACCGCTCCGTTTCTGCCTCGGCATAGGAGAGCGGGTCGGCGATATAGTCCAGCAGGTTTTCGTCCCGCCAGTTTTCGGGCGAATACCGGCAGGAAAATGCGGAAGGTTCCAGCTCGCCGTCTGCCAGATACTTTTCCCTCGCATCATCGGGCATATAGTGCCTGCGATAATTCTCCAAGGATTTGATCCGCTCCGGGGAAACGAGCGCATCCAGCGTCAGATTTTTCCGATCATTGCCCACACGCTGCTCGACCATGGTGCGCACATCCCGCTTGAGCTGGTCAAGCAGGCTTGTGCGGCTTCGGGTATGGAGGCTTTCGTCAGCATCCTCCATGTGCATCAGCGCATAGGCGGCGTCGTAGACCTGCCCATCCGCCACGCAGTAAATCCCCACATACTCGAAGCCGTCCCCGCGCAGAAGGCCCTCCTTGCTGAATCGCCGCTGGCAGTAGAGATAGTCAAAGCCGGGCCGCTTCTCCGCCCGGAGCAGAAAATAGGATTCACGAGCCAGCGACAGGCAAAGTACGCGCCTGTCGCCGGAGGTCAGCCAGTTTTTCAGCAGCTCGTTCATGGTCGTGTCCTCCTTACATGGCATACCCGGCGCAGCGGATGATCTCGCGGATGGCGTTCATGGCCCGCTTCGGGCTGGAATAGTCGCGCTGCTCGCTCAGGCGGCCATTGCGATAGATGTGAATGATCGGGATGCCGTAGCTCTCGTGCGCCTCGATGCGGAAAGTGGATTCCATCTTTCCGTACCATGCCACCTCGCTGGTTTCGCGCCATTCGCGGGCATAGATGAAACTGCCGTCATAGGTCGTTCTGCCGGTATACTGGAAGCCGTTCTCGTGCATGAGAGTTACGAAAGTAGCCTTGATCTGCGCCATGGTCTGCTTCATTGTGGGATGCCTCCTTGTCATTTGCTGAGTGAGTGTTACCATAGACACCATGGAAAGACAAGCCTCACACGGTCTTTTTATCAAAAAAAAGACAAAGAAGCAGGGACGAAAAACGGCCCGATGCCGGGCCGGAATGCTTACCGTTTGACCTCGAAGGAATAGAAATCCTCGTCGCAGTCGAAGCATTGATAGGTGTACTCCGGGATGTCCGATGGATAGACCGGGCCACCGCAGCGAGGGCATTTCTTACCCGTTTCCGCATACCAGCGGCCATCTCTGACGATGCCCGGCAGCTTGCGGATCACGTCCTCGCCGTAGGCGGCTCCAAGGCCGGAGCCATTATCCCATGCGATGTGAACCGTGCCGATGTCATCCACATGGAGTACCGTCCCCTGATCGCCGGGGCGGAGGCGGGTATAAGGGTCGTTCATGAAAACCAGCTCAACGCGCTGACCCACAGGGTATTGGATGCGCAGGCGCTCGACCACCGAGCGCGGCGGGAAATCGTTCATACTCGCACCTCCTCAGTAGTCGCTGGGAAACAGCACCGTGGTCGCGCTGTGATCCCATTCGGTGATGATCCAAATTGTCCAGTCTGAATGCCATTCGTTAGTATAGGTAGCGAAAATACGAGCATCGCCATTGACCAGCGCAGCATTATTGCGCCTATGATCGGCAGCAACCATTTCGCCCCAATCAGCGTTGCAATAGCGTTGCACGCTGGCCCATACAAAGTCGGCAAAGTCCGGGTTTTCACACATCTTTGTAACAACCGTCTCCATGGCTTTTAAGCATCCGAGCGGGAATTTCGATTCCATGTCTACTCCTCCTTGCTTTGAAGTGAGTGGACTGTACTCTGAAACGTCATGAAAAGAAAGGCTTTATTCTCTCTTTTCCAGCGAAAAAGGCAAATTCCCCAGCAGCAGATTTCGGAAATCTTGGATGCCGCTGAGATAGCAGACGCGGTTTTCTTCGGCGGAATAGCAGCGCCTGTCGCTGAGAAGCTCCTCGAAAGCCTCCAGCAGCGGGGCGTTCCCGGCCAGCCGCTCCCGGAAGGCGTCGAGCCTCGCCATGTTGTCTGCATGGGACGGCGTAACATCCGGGTTCTTGGATAGGGCCACCAGTAGTTCATTCAGGCGCTCGGTGAGAGCGTTTTCCAGCGCATCAGCCACATAATTCATTCCTGCGCACCCCCTCCGCAATGCGGGCAGCGTTCGCTGTCCTCGTAATCGTAGACGCGCCCGCAATCGGAGCAGCGTACCCATTCGTCAAAGAGGAATTGCTCCTCCACCCATACATCCGGCGATTGCCAGTTGATGCAATCGAAGCAAAGGCGGGCAAGCGCCTCCTGACCGTCGCACAGGGCCAGAATGTCGTTGTGGGTATAGGGCGTGTCGGATAGCTCCGGCACATAGCAAACCTTGTCCGGGTGCGAGAGAAAGGCCGCCTCATCCTTGACGATGTAGCCCTGCCCATAGAATTCTCGCTGAATAAGCGCATCCCGCCCATTTTGAGCGGGAGTATATTTGCCGATCTGCAGCATGGCTTACACCTCCTCTACCTTGAACAGGAATGCGCCTCGCTTTTCTGGCTCGTCGTTGAAGTTGGTATAGCCGGTGTTGATCTGAACCATACCCTGCAGGGCGCAGCCATGCTGGGTGAATTCCCATGCGCTCTGAACCGCGCTCGACCAACCAGAGGAGAAGGTGAAAGCGGCGATGCCGTACTGGCGGAGGTTGGCAATGAGGGCAGCTTCGTTGCTGTACTGGTACACCTCGCAGATGTCGATATACTCGTTGCCCGCGTCCATGGCCTTCTCATAGAGGCCGTAAAGGATGGCGAAGTCCGCGCCCTTGGCGTCGATGCCTTCCAGAAGGATGTGGTGGTCGGCGCGGGCTTGCTCGATACCGGCGTTGTCGCCCTGTGCCTTGGCGGCCTCAAAGCGGGCCTTGATGGTCATGTGCTGCTGGTAGAGCTCTGCGAAAATGTTCTTCATGGGGTGTGCCTCCTTGTCATTTGCTGAGTGAGTGTTACCATAGACACCCTTGAAAGACAAGGCTTTTCGCTGCTTTTCCAAGCACTTTTTTGAAGTTATTTTTCAATTTTCCGGGCCTGTTCGCCAGTAAATTGCTCCCAGCGGCGCACGATCAGGTCGCAATGGAGCGGGTCACTTTCCATGGCCCGGCAAATGCGCCCAGATTGCTCGCAGGCAATGAGCGTGGAGCCAAGGCCCGCAAAGGGATCGACCACAACGCCATGCACGTCCGAGTGCATCTTGAGGCATCGCCACGGCAATTCCACGGGAATCTGCATCTCGCCGTCCTTGTCCCGGCGCATGGCGGAGATTTCCCACACGCCCGCATATCCCCACTTTCGGCGCTCCTCGCGGGTCAGTCGCTTTACGAATTGGAAGGAATGCGCCGCAAAGGCCGACACCCATGAATACTCCTGATCGTTGTACGCCTCGGGCGATTCGCCTGCAAAGGCAGCCACATAATCGAAGCTGGGCGTGGGCTTGTTGGAGGCATTCTGGAGCGCCGTTGCCGTGGGCAGATTCCCGGTCATTTTCCAGACCCTGATCCAGAGCGGGCGGAAGGAGGCGTCGGCGAACAGCTTGTTAGAGTGGAAGGAAAGCGGCTCAATGAACGGGCTGCCCGTTTTCATCAGGTCTGCGGTTTGCCAGCAGATCACGCTCGCGTATTTCGTGATCATCTGGATCGCTGTCGCCATCCGCTGGAGCCACGGCTCCAAGCCGTCCTTGGCGTATTCCTTCGGATCGGCGGGCGGGGATGTGATGGCGCATTGTGCGTGGGCATCGCCCAAAAGTCGCTCGAAGGCAGCGGGATCATCCGCATGGCCGCAAAGCAGCAGATGATCGCCGAGCTGCCACATATCGCCCGGCTGCGTGACCGGGCCGCCAGCATCGGCGATTTTCTTGCGTTCTGCGCCATCGTCGAAATCGTCCTGCTCGGATTCCTTGGAGTAGAATTTGTTGAGCAGGGCGTCCACTTCCTCGGCGTCAAAGCCGGTCAGGGAAACGTCGAAAGCCTCGGCGTCAAATTCCGCCATGAGGGAGGCCAGCTTGGTTTCGTCCCAATCGCCGGTGATTTTGTTGAGGGCGATATTGAGCGCCTTCTCGCGCTGGAGGTCAAGATCGACCACAACGCAGTCGATTTCCTGCTGGCCAAGGTCGATAAGCACCTTGAGGCGTTGATGGCCGCCGACCACATTGCCAGTCTGGCGGTTCCAAATGACCGGCTCCACATAGCCAAATTCGGCAATGGAGCGTTTGAGCTTCTCATATTCCCGGTCGCCCGGCTTGAGGTCTTTCCTCGGATTGTACGCTGCGGCATTGAGCCGGGCAGCAGGGATTTTCTGAATCTCCATGCGTTTCTCCTCTGGTGAAATTCTCGTAGGGGATGCCGATATACTCCAAGACCGTCCGCATTCCCAGCCCGCCTGCGTCCCAATCGCGCATACAATACCGCCACAGCTTGGGGTGCGTCTTTTGCAAACGCTGGAAACGGGTCGGCTCGGCGTCGAGGTGAGCGCCGAACATACAGAAGATGCAGCCGGTGCGCTCATAGCCCATGTCGTAAATCGGACAGTAAGGAATGTTGTACTTTTTGAGGTATGCCCACACATCCGCATCCGTCCAGAAAGACATGGGCGTGGATGTTGGCCGCTTGGCGTCAAAGGCATTGCAGCCGGTTTTTAGCCAATTCTTCTCGCGCAGCTTGCTTTCGCAGGCCATGGTGCCGATGATCGGGACGCGCCCGGTTTCATGGGCGTACTTTTTCAGCGGCTTTTTCTTCATTTCGTTGCAGCATTCCGCGCTGATCCGAAAGGGCGCGTTGAACAGGTGCCGCCAGCCCGCCGCCGTACAGAAGCGGGTCGGCGAGCCATCCGGGCGCAGGCCGTATAGCTTCTCGCGTATGACCTTCGGATCGCCGCGCCGGGCGCGTTCGATCCATTGCGCCTGCTCCTTGCTGACCACGGGATAGCCGTGGGTTTCGATGATCTTGCGGAAAGACATGGCCGGGCGTACCCACGTCACATCAGGGACGGTTTTCACGAATTCGCGTATCTCCGGGAATTCGAGGCCGGTATCCGAATAGACCGCAGGCACATCCGGGTACATTTCCCGGACGATATGCAAAAGGACGGTGCTGTCCTTGCCGCCTGAAAAGGAGACATAGACCTGCCCGTCCCAATGCTCGTACCATTCGCGGATACGGAGCTGCGTCTTGAGGATTTTCGCCTCCAACGGCAAGCCCTGCATCTGCTGTAATTGCCACAGTTCCATAAGCACCTCATAAAATGGAGCGCGGAGGATGGTGTCGAACCTCCAGTTCCCACCGGGATTGGTGGGCGGTCTGCCGTTAGCCTATCCGCGCATGATAAAAGCCGGATTACTCCGGCGTGGTGATTGCATGGCGTTCCGCCTGCGTGATTTTCGCGCCCTTGTACATACCGGCCCCCAGCTCGTCAATACGGGAGAAGGGAATCTCCGGCACCGTCAGCTTGGCCCGGCAAGCGGGGTCGATAAAATAGATATACCGAAGCTGCCAGCCCTCCAGCAGCCTGGAGCCGCTGGCCTCCAGAAACTCCTTCCATGCGAAGCGCCCGTTGGTGAAGTCAAAGTAGCATTTGCCGCCCAGCTCCTTGCGCGGCGTTGTCGGGTTGGAGGACAACACCATTTTGTGCAGGCGCGTACCGTCCGGCAGGACGCAAAGGGCCTCGTTGGGTTTCATTCCTGTCAGCACGAAATTGGCGGCGCGGTAGATGGTGCCGTCGCCGCAGGAGCAGGCGTCCGCGAAGGAAACGACCCATTTGACCTGCGGTGCGTATTTACGGATCAGCCGCAGGCTCATGGCGATGGCTCGGCTTTCCGAATTGCGCGGCAGCACAGAGTCAAAGGCCATGCGGTTGAGCTCCAGAAACTCATTCCAGCCGGTTCCCTCCACCAAGCCAATGATCTGCTGCTTATTCATGCTGGGGCCGTAGCTCATAACGCCGTGGAGCTGACCGTCAAGAAAAACGCCGAAGTGCAGCTTGGAGTTATTGACCACGCCGCCAGAGTAGTGATGCGCTCGGATGAACGGGTTGGCGATGCTGCCGGGGATCACCTTGAGGACAATATCTTTAGCTCGTCCCATCGGTATGACCCTCCGGCGTTTTGATTGCATGGCGTTCCGCCTGCGTGATTTTCTCGCCCTTGTACATACC